AGCCAACGCAAATATTAAAAATGCTTTGTTTGTTGGTTCAACTGCTGAATTACAAAAGATGTTAAAACAAGATGACAAAGTTATTGAAGGCAAAACAACAACACCCGAAGAAAAAGATATTTCCGATAAGTAGTTTGAGTTATGTCAAAAATGGCATAATGTTACAAGACATACTTGAAGGCAAGGAAATGAATGAGGCTGTGACAATCGTTCACGACACCAATCCTAATTATGATAAAGAATACTTTGTTGATAGAGGCAGTAGTAGAATTGAGGCAGCTGTAAAAATGGGATTTACCCATATCGAAGGAATAATAATAAATGAATGAGTATAGTTTTGATTTAAATACTCATATAGGCGGCTGGTATATTCCTGAAAAAGTGTGTGATGATTTAATAAATTATTTTTTAATGAATCCTCATAGACAGAAAAAAGGTATGGTTAATTATTCTAATACACCTATTATAGATAATGAACACAAAGAATCTTTAGAAATTAGTATATCGCCTGAAGAAAATTTTAATGCTTTTACTTCATATAGAGAAAATTTACAAAAAATTTTAGAATTGTATATGAAAAAATATACTCATGCAAATGAAGTCAGAAGCTTTAACATGATAGAAGAATGTAATATACAATATTATAAACCAAATCAAGGTTTTAAAAAATGGCATTTTGAAAATGGTTATGTTGGTAACGATAAAAGATTTTTAACTTTTATGACTTATCTAAATACTTTAGATGAAGGTGGTACAGAGTTTTTATATCAAAATTTAAAAGTGCCTGCTAATAAAGGTCTTACAATTATTTGGCCTACAGATTGGACACATACACATAAAGGTGTAATTAGTAAAACACAAGAAAAATACATAATAACAGGATGGTTTAGTTTTTATGAGTGACGCATACTTAGGTAACCCTAATTTAAAAAAGGTCAACACACCACACGAATTTACAAAAGATGAAATTAAAGAATTTCAAAAGTGTGAAAATGACCCTTTATATTTTATGGAAAATTATGTTCAAGTTGTATCACTTGACGAAGGCCTTGTGCCTTTTAAAATGTGGGAATTTCAAAAACATATCGTAAGGACAATACATGACAATCGTTTCACAATTTGTAAATTACCTAGGCAGAGTGGTAAATCAACCACTACTATTTCATATTTGCTCCATTATGCCTTATTTAATCCTAATAGTAATATTGCTATTCTAGCAAACAAATCATCTACTGCTAGAGATATTTTAGGTAGACTTCAACTTGCATATGAAAATTTACCAAAATGGTTACAACAAGGTGTAATTAACTGGAACAAAGGTAATATTGAATTAGAAAACAAATCAACCATTGTGGCGGCTGCTACATCATCAAGTGCCATTCGAGGTGGTTCTTTTAATATTATTTTCTTAGATGAGTTTGCTTTCGTACCGGCTAACATTGCCGAAATGTTTTTTAGTTCAGTTTATCCTACAATCTCATCTGGTAAAAAAACAAAGATGATAATTGTATCAACACCACATGGTATGAATATGTACTACAAGTTATGGGTTGACGCAATTAATAAACAAAATGATTATGTACCTATCGAAGTACATTGGTCAGAGGTGCCAGGTAGAGATGAAGAATGGAAAAAAACTACTATACGAAACACCTCGCCTGAGCAGTTTCAACAAGAATTCGAATGTGAGTTTTTAGGCTCAGTTGATACTCTTATTTCGCCGGCAAAAATAAAAGCGACCCCTTATATACCGGCGATTGAGAGTAAAAATGGTTTACAGATGTTTAAGAAACCACAAAAAGATAGAATGTATGTTTGTACCGTTGATGTGGCTCGAGGAACAGGAAAAGATTATTCTGCTTTTACTATGATTGATGTAACAAAAATACCTTACGAGGTAGTTGCAACCTATAAGAATAACGAAATAAAACCTCATATCTTTCCTAGCATAATCGAGCAAGTTTGTAAAGGTTATAATCATGCACATATTCTTTGTGAAGTAAATGATATTGGCCAACAGATTGCAGAGATATTACAAATGGAACTTGAATATGATAATATGATGATGACCACACAAAGAGGTAGAGCTGGTCAAATACTAGGTGCTATGTTTAGTGGTCGTGGTACATCTATGGGAGTTCGTATGACCAAACAAGTCAAAGCATTAGGAACCTCTAGTATTAAGACATTGATAGAAAGTGACAAATTTATCATCAACGATTTTCAGTTAATTGAAGAAATGTCAACATTTAGTAGGCGTGGTAACTCCTGGATGGCGGAGGATGGTTGTAATGACGACCTTATGATGTGTCTAGTCATATTTGGTTGGTTGTCAAATCAGCAGTATTTTAAAGAGTTATCTAACTCAAATATACGAAATCAACTATATGAAGAACAACAGGCCTTAATTGAGCAAGATATGGCGCCTTTTGGATTTGTAGATGATGGTACACCAGATGAACTAAAGTCTGAGGTAGATGAGTATGGTACAGTTTGGCACCCCGTAGTGCGAAAAGGGCTGTAAATTGCGTATCTTATAAATATCTGTATGACAAAGTTTGAATATGGGCGTATGAATAATACGAAGTTTGAAAAGACAAATTATGATAAAAAAGGTAATTAGCTAATTAAAGGAGAATCCTATGGCATTTCAAGTATCACCAGGCGTTCTCGTACAGGAAAGAGATTTAACTAAGATTATTCCTGCTGTTTCAACTTCTATTGGAGCTTTTGCTGGTTCATTCAACAAAGGTCCTTTAGACGAAATCGTAAGTATATCTAGTGAACAAGAGCTTGTAGAAACTTTTGGTAAACCTGATTCAAGTAACTTCGAATACTTTTTCAGCGCTGCTAACTTTTTACAATATTCTAATTCTTTAAGAGTAGTACGAGCAACTCAAACATCTGCTGTTAATGCTTCTACATCTGGTACAGGTGTATTAATCAAAAACACAGATGACTGGACAAATAACTATGCTTCAGGCGGTTCGGCTGGTAACGCAGATTTTGTTGCTAGAGAAGCTGGTACAGATGGAAACAATTTACTTGTTTCAGTTTGTCCAAATGCGGCTGCTTATGAAGAAAACGGAAAAACAACTTTAAACGACTCATCAACAGCTGTTGGTGACACAACTGTAACCGTTACATCAGGAACAGGTATCAATGTAGGTGATATTTTATCATTTTCAACTACAGCTGCTACTAACGACTATGATGATGGTGAATTTTACAGAGTAACAGGTGTATCTACAAATGATATTACTATCGTTCAACATCCAAGAGGCACAGGCGGCCTAAAAAGAGCGTTGACAGACGGTTGTAATGTTAGAAGAAGATGGAGATATTATGACTCTGTTGACGGTGCACCAGGAACATCAGCATATGTTTCAGTCAGAAACGGTAGTGGTGATGAACTTCATGTAGTTGTTGTTGACGAAGACGGTGGAATTTCAGGCGTACCTGGAACTATTTTAGAAACATACTCAAATGTATCTAAAGCTTCAGACGCTAAAGACCCACAAGGTAATGATAACTATTATCCAAATGTTATCTACACAAAATCAAGACACATTTGGTGGACAAAACATAACTCTAGTGGAACAAACTGGGGTAATGCAGCTTCTGGTACAACTTACACAGCTGTTAACTCGCCAACAAGTGAATCACTTTCAGGCGGTTCAAACGGTTCAACTGTAACAACTGGTCAATTAAAAGACGCATACGATAAGTTTGCTGACGCAGAAACAGTTGATGTAGGTTTAATCATTGCTGGTCCATGTACTGCTACACATATTGAAAACTTAATCACTATCGCAGAAAACAGAAAAGACGCAGTAGCGTTTGTTTCACCTGAGAGAGCTGATGTAGTAAATGTAACTAACTCAAATACACAAAAGCAGAATGTAATTGACTTCTATTCGTCAATTTCGTCTTCTTCTTATGCAATGTTTGATTCAGGTTACAAATATATGTACGACAGATACAATGATGTTTACAGATATGTACCATTAAACGGTGACATGGCAGGTCTAGCGGCTAGAACTGACCTTATTGCAGACAGTTGGTATTCACCAGCAGGTTTCAATAGAGGTGTAGTAAGAGGCGCTGTAAAACTTGCATTTAATCCTACAAAAACACAAAGAGATGAGTTATATCCAAAAAGAATTAATCCAGTAGCAACCTTCCCAGGTCAAGGTACTGTATTGTTCGGTGATAGAACAGCGTTAGCAACTCCAAGTGCATTTGATAGAATCAATGTAAGAAGACTTTTCATCACTTTAGAAAAGGCAATCTCAACTGCTTCTAAGTTTCAATTGTTTGAATTCAATGATGAGTTTACAAGAGCAAACTTTAGAAACATTGTAGAACCTTTCCTAAGAGAGGTACAAGGTCGTAGAGGTATTACAGACTTCTTAGTAGTCTGTGATGAAACTAACAACACAGGTGATGTAATTGACAGAAATGAATTCAAAGCAGAAATCTTTGTGAAGCCTGCTAGAAGCATTAACTTCATTACATTATCATTCGTAGCAACTAGAACCGGCGTCAGTTTTGACGAGGTAGCAGGTTAAGGTAGAGGAGAAATAAAATGGCAAACATTAACGACTTCAAAGCTAAACTTGCTGGCGGTGGCGCAAGAGCCAATCAGTTTAAGGTAACAATGCCTTTTCCTGGTTACGCACAAGTTGGTGGCGAAATAGAAGACCTAGCATTTTTATGCAGAGCAACGACTATTCCAGCAATGGTAGTTGGTAATATCAATGTCCCTTTTAGAGGCAGACAAATTAAAATCGCAGGTGATAGAACATTCGAAGATTGGTCTGTTACTGTATTAAACGATACAGATTTTAAATTGAGAAACGCTTTTGAAAGATGGCAGAATGGTATTAACAATATGACAGATAACGAAGGCTTGACTAATCCAGTTGATTACCAAGTTGACGCATTTGTTGACCACTTGGATAGAAATGGTAACACAATCAAATCTTATACATTAAGAGGTTTGTTCCCAATTAATATCGCTGCTATTGATTTGAACTTTGATGAGGCGACTGCTGTTGAAGAATTTTCAGTAACATTCTCTTATCAATACTTTGAAAGTAATACAACTACTTAATTTTAAGTAGATAAATATTACTAAATTAAAAAGGAAAATATAATGGCTGAACTATTTGGATTTTCTATAACACGACTCAAAAAACAGTCGGATCCAAAACAAAGCTTTACAGTAGCTCCAGCGGACGATGGTACACAAACTATCGCCGCTGGCGGCTATTTTGGCCAGTACCTTGATATGGAAGGTACTGCTAAAACTGAAGCAGATTTAATCCGAAGATATAGAGAAATTTCATTACATCCAGAGTGCGACTTGGCAATTGAGGATATTGTCAACGAAGCAATTGTGGCTAATGAAAACAAAGAGGCTGTAAGAGTAAATGTAAATAATTTACCTTATGGTAAAGATGTTAGAAGAAAAATTGAAGATGAATTTAAAGAAGTATTAAGGTTGATGAACTTTAATACAAAGGGACATGACATTTTTAGAAGATGGTATGTTGATGGTAGAATTTTTTATCAAAAAATTATTGATAGAAATGCTACAACAAAAGGTATCACAGAATTAAAATATCTTGACCCTCGTAAAATTAAAAGAATTAGAGAAGTAAGAAAGAAAAGACCTGAAGGAGTTACAGGTCCTAATATGCTTACAGTAGTTGATGAGTTTGTTGAATATTATCTATTCAATGAAAAAGGTGTAATCAACTCTACATCTGGTGGTATTAAGATTGCACCAGATACTATTGCTTATTGTCCATCAGGATTAGTTGACCAAACTAAAAACATGGTCCTATCTTATATGCACAAAGCAATTAAGCCTGTCAATCAATTAAGAATGATTGAAGACGCAACTGTTATTTACAGAATTGCAAGGGCACCTGAAAGAAGAATATTTAAGATTGATGTTGGTAATTTACCAAAAGTAAAAGCTGAACAATATCTAAGAGATGTTATGGCAAGATACAGAAACAAACTTGTTTATGACGCCTCAACAGGAGAAATCAGAGATGACAGAAACTATATGTCAATGTTGGAAGACTTTTGGTTACCAAGTAGAGAGGGTGGAAGAGGTACTGATATTTCAACTCTGCCTGGCGGTCAAAATCTTGGAGAGATTGCCGATATAGAATACTTTAGAAGTAAGTTATATCGAAGTTTAAATGTACCAGTAAGTAGATTAGAAAGTAACTCTGGTTTTAATCTTGGTAGAGCAAGTGAAATTACTAGAGATGAACTTAAATTTACAAAGTTTGTACAAAGATTAAGAAAGAAATTTACTGAATTATTTAATGACATTTTAAGAACACAATTAATTCTTAAAGGCATTATTAATGAAGAAGATTGGCAAAGTGTAAGAGATAGTATCACATATGATTTCTTACAAGATGGCCATTTTGCTGAATTAAAAAACACCGAGCTAATGAGAGAGCGATTACAATTAGCAAATGAAATGCGTGATTACATTGGTAAGTTTTATTCAGTTGAATATGTGAGAAAAAACATACTGAAACAAAACGAGAGAGAGATTGAAGATATTGATAGTCAAATTAAGAAAGAAATTGATGACGGTATCATATCAGCTCCTACAAGTGATGTTTCAGATACAATTTAGGAGATAAATTATGTCGGAACATACAAAAGCATTTATTGATAATTTAGAAGCTGGCAACAATGCAGACGCAGGCGAAGCTTTTAAACAAGCATTAAGAGATAAAATGGGTGACGCCTTAGACGCAAAAAGGCAGGAACTTGCAGGTAATTTGTTTAATGGAAAAGTTGAAGCAGAACCTATTAGTGACCCTAAACCAGAAATTGCTGAACCTGGTACTTTTACACAAGACGGTCAAGTACAGACACAGGCAAATGATGGTCAAGCAGAAATAGATTTGACACAGAATAATGAAACAGAGAATCAGTAATCTTATAAAAGAGAATTATATAGAATCGGATTCTTTTAAATCTCTAACGCCCTTAATGAAGGAAGCTGTAAGAGATGTGTTTGAACTTATAGAAAAGTCAACTGGCGATATTATAGAGAAATTTGAATCAGCAGTAGATAAAGTTGCTGAACATCATAATATTAATACTAAAATGTTTTATGATTATTTTGATAAGGAAATAGAAGAACAATTAGGAGAATAAAATGGCACAGACTTTTATAGTTAAAGGAGATGTTGTTACTAATCCAAGTGCTAATACTTTCAGTAATGCTCACTTTGTTAGAATTACTGCTACAGCTGATGTTACAGGCACAGTATTAGATACAGATGACACACAATTAGGTCAATTCTACTTGGAAGATGGCGACACAATAATTATAGAAAAAGGCACTACTGACAAGATTACTTGCGCTACTTCAAAAGCAAGTGCTGTTGGTTCGCCTAGAGGTTAATAATGACAATCACTACCACAAAGTTAGTTGATGATAACTTTAAAATTATTGTAAACTCAAACGGCGTAGGTGGTGAGTTTCAACAAAAACTTGTTGATGTTGTCAATAGTAATAATGCAAGTAGTGAACCTAAGGTTTCAATTGCAAATATGCAGTACGAGATTTTAGGTACAGGTAATGTAACAGTTTATTTTAAAAACGACACTACCAAAAAAGTAATTATATCTGGTCGAGGTAATTATGGCCTTAAACCAGATGAAATAAAAGTTAAAGACGCAATAGGCGATATATTTTTAAATAGTGATGATACAGTTACAAAATATAATCTTGTAATTGAAACTCACAAAGAAGCGGGATACAAGTAATGGCAGATACAGTAACAACACAAACAATAGCAGATACATCTGGTGTTAAATTCGTTGTCAAAATGACTAACTTATCAGACGGTACTGGTGAAACTTTAGTCAAAAAAGTTGACGCTTCAGAGTTGACTTTTATGAGTGAAGACGGCAATAGAAAGATTAGTAAGATTTGGTATTCAATCAATACAGCTAATAATAAATCAGCTGTTGAGTTATTATGGGACGGTGCTACAAATGCAACAGCAACATTATTATCAGGAAATGGTTATTGGGATTTAAGACCAGCTGGTAATGAGATACCTAACAACGCAACAACACCAACGGGAGATGTACTATTATCAACAAAAAACTTTGCAAGTGGTGACAATTACACAATAATTGTAGAGTTTAGGTAAAAAACCTTATAAATAGTTAGTACAAAGAGAGAACACATGAAGTTAATATCGGAAGAAATTCAAGACGCACAATACCTAGTTGAAGAAACTAACGGTAAAAAATCTTATAAAATTAAAGGTATCTTTCTTCAATCAGATTTGAAGAATAGAAATGGAAGAGTGTATCCAAAGCAAGTTTTGGAACAGGAAGTGGCAAGATACAATAGAGAATTCATCAATAAAAAACGAGCATTCGGTGAGTTAGGCCATCCAGATGGTCCAACTGTAAACTTAGAGAGAGTATCACATATGATTACTTCTCTAACACCAGACGGTAAGAATTTTATTGGAGAAGCAAAGATTATGGACACACCATACGGTAAGATTGTAAAAGGTCTTATTGACGAAGGCGCTCAGTTAGGCGTATCTAGTCGTGGTATGGGGTCGATAATTCAGCGAAACGGTGCAAACTATGTAAAAGATGACTTTTACCTTGCAACGGCAGCTGACATTGTTGCTGACCCAAGCGCTCCAGACGCTTTCGTAGAAGGCATTATGGAAAGTAAAGAGTGGGTTTGGGACAATGGTAAACTTGTTGAAAAGGATATTGAAGCCTGGAAACAAGAAATAAGAGAAGCGAAACAGAGAAAGTTAGATGAAGTTAAACTAAAAGTCTTTGAATCGTTTCTTGGAAAACTTTAGTTTTATAAATAATAACAGTACGAAAAACAAAGGTTTTTTAATTAATTAAAAAAAGAGGAGATTTCTCAAATGGCCGAAACAGAAACAAAGATTGAGGCGTTGGAAAAAGAAGTGACTGAAGCGAGTGCTAACCCACAAGCTGACGCTCCGAAAAAGAATGCTGTAGCGGCTGAACCTACTCACCTTAGCAATGAGGCGGAAGATTTAGGGTCAGCGGTAACAAAACCTACAGACTCTAATCCTGACGCAACAAAAAAAGTTAAGGAAGTTTCTGGTGACCCTCAACAAAAAAGTGCCGGTGCTGCTGACGCAATGCCTAAACTAAAAGAAGAGGATGAATCAGAGGCGGAAGGTTCTGAGGAAATCAAAGAAGCGTCTAAAGAAGAAGGCGAAGACAAAGAAGAAGTTAAATCAAAAGAAGAATCTAAAGAAGAAGTAAAAGAAGAAGCTTCTGAAGAAGATGAAAAAATTGATGTGACTGCTGATGTTGACGCATTAGTCAAAGACGAAGATTTGTCCGAAGAATTTAAGTCGAAGGCTGCAACTATTTTTGAAGCTGCTGTTAACGCAAAAGTTAAAGAAGCGAAAAAGAAAATGCACGCTGGATACGAAGAAAAATTAAAAGAAGAATCAGAAAAAGCTAAAGGCGAACTCGTAGAAAAAGTTGACTCTTACCTAGCATATGTTGTGGAAGAGTGGATGAAAGAAAACGAACTGGCTTTAGAAAGAGGAATCAAAGGCGAAATCGCTGAAGATTTTATTTCTGGTTTGAAAAAACTATTTGAAGAACATTATATTTCCGTTCCAGACGAGAAGTATGATGTCCTAGAAGACCAAGCTTCTAAAATTGAATCGTTAGAGAAAAAACTTAACGAGGAAATTCAAAAGAATGTTGACTTAACTAAAGCAAATTCAGAAAAGACTAAAACTCAAATCGTTAGCGAAATGGGTGAAGACTTAGCTGATACTGCTAAGGAGAAATTCAACAAACTTGCTGAAGAGGTTGACTATACAAATGAGGAAGATTTCAGAGCAAAGGTTAAGACTATTAAAGAGTCTTATTTCGGTGCAAAGAAAGAAGCTTCATCTGACATTGATGATGTAGCGGTAGGCGAAGAAACTGAAAATGTTGACTTGTCAAAAAGCATGGCTGCTTATACCGCCGCTATTACAAAAACTAAAGACATTAAGTTGTCAAAATAAATCTAATAGAGGAGAGATAAAGATATGTACTTATCTGAAACCCACGAAAAAAAATGGCAGCCAGTCCTAGAGCACGCTGATTTACCAAAAATCAACGACTCTTACAGACGAGCTGTTACTGCTACAATCTTGGAAAACCAAGAAAGAGCAATGAAAGAGGACGCTGCTTTCTTATCAGAAGCTGCTCCAACTAACTCGACTGGCGCTTCTATTTCAAATTGGGATCCAATCCTAATTTCGTTAGTAAGAAGAGCTATGCCGAACTTAATCGCATACGATATTGCTGGTGTACAACCAATGACTGGTCCAACTGGCCTTATCTTTGCAATGAGAAGCAGATACGACTCTCAGTCTGGTACTGAAGCGTTATTTGATGAAGCTGATACAGATTTCTCTGGTAGAAACAAAGCTGGTTCATCAGTAGATGGTTTCTCATCAACTGCTCACTCTGGTACAAATCCAGAAGTTCTTAACGACTCACCTGCTGGTACTTACACAACTGGTACAGCAATGACTACAGCAGCTGCTGAAGCATTAGGTGACGCAAGTGGTAATTCATTTGCTGAAATGGCATTCTCAATTGAGAAATCAACTGTGACTGCTAAGTCAAGAGCTCTTAAAGCAGAATACACTATGGAACTTGCTCAAGACCTTAAAGCAATTCATGGTTTAGACGCAGAAACAGAATTAGCAAACATTCTTTCTGCTGAAATTCTTGCTGAGATTAACAGAGAAGTTGTTAGAACAATCTACATCAACGCAGAAAAAGGTTCGCCAGCTGGTCATGTGACTACAGCAGGTATCTTTGATTTAGATACAGACTCAAACGGTAGATGGTCTGTTGAAAGATTCAAAGGTTTAATGTTTAACCTTGAAAGAGATGCTAACAGAATCGCACAAAGAACAAGAAGAGGTAAAGGTAACATTATCATTACTTCTGCTGATGTTGCTAGTGCTTTACAAATGGCAGGTGTATTAGACTATACTCCAGCTCTTAACAACAATCTAAATGTTGACGACACAGGCAACACTTTTGCTGGTGTATTAAACGGTAGATTTAAAGTGTACATTGACCCATACTCAGCTAATAGTGCAAGTGCTCACTACTATGTTGTAGGTTACAAAGGTACTTCACCTTATGACGCTGGTATGTTCTATTGTCCATATGTACCACTACAAATGGTAAGAGCAGTTGGTCAGGACACTTTCCAACCGAAGATTGGTTTCAAAACTAGATACGGCTTACAAGCAAACCCATTTGCTGAAGCTGGTACTGGTGACGCAGCTGTAATCAACGGTGCTGGTTCTGCTAACTCAAACAGATACTACCAAAGAACACAAGTTGCTAACTTAATGTAATTTGTATCTTTGTGTATCATTACACAATTCGAAAAGGGCGGCCGTAAAAAGTCGCCCTTTTTTTATGCCTCCGGTATGGATAAATAGTATTATATGAAAAATATCTTAGTACAATACCTATGGATTTTCTCAATAACAGCTGCTATTTTATTGGTGGCGTTATTAACATTTCCTGATAAAAAAGACCAATTAGATTTCATAGGAGATAAGTTAGAAGAAGTACAAAAACAAAAAGAAATTCTAACAGATAAAGAATTAAAATTAAAAGAATTAGCTGTTCAAAAAGAATGGGAAGAGGTTGACAATGACAACAACAAATAGTTTTTCCAGACAACCAACAAGTTTAGACTATGCAAGTCCAACGCAGTTTAAGTTTCAAATTCAGAAACTACCAAAGGTAGAATACTTTTGTACTGCTGTAAATGTACCAGCATTAGCAATTAGTGAAGTACAGCAACCTACACCTTTTGTAGATATACCTTTACCTGGTACTACATTAAATTATAGTGCCTTAAATATGACATTTTTGGTAGATGAAAACTTAGAAAATTTCCAAGAAATACATGGTTGGATGAGAGGTCTAGGTTTTCCAGAAAGTTATACAGAATATGCAGATGGTCTAGCTGCTGGTGCAGATAGAAACCCAACAAGTGCTGGTTCAGTTTCAACAGAACCAGGTAAAGTAAAATTTGGTACAGTAACACAAGGTGCCTTTATGTCAGACGCAACCTTAATTGTACTAACTAGTAAGAATAACCCTATAAAGGAGATTAGATTTAGAGATGTTTATCCTGTGTCTATTGGTGAATTACAATATGACCAACAGGCAGGAGATGTACAATATCTAACAACAACTGTGACATTTAATTATAGGGCTTACGATTTTGCAAGTGTAGGTGCTTCGGCAACTACTGTCACAAACTCTTAATAAACCTTTACTTTTTTAGGTTTTTGTGATATAATGAAGTGAAAATGGAGTAAATTATGGATTTAGAAAAACTACAGGAAATGGCCGACAAAGACTTGGCCATTAATGAAACTGAACTCGATTTAGAATCCCTAAAAACACCTCAATTACATAACAAGTATATGAAACATTATACTAAGTTTAAACTTATGTTGACTAAAGCTGAAACAGATTATAGTCAAGTAAAAAAATCTAAATGGGAATATTATACAGGTAAGGCAGAAGCCTCTGTATATGCAGAAAAACCATTTGACTTAAAAGTATTGAGAACAGATGTGGACAAATATATTGAATCAGATGAAGAACTAATAAGAGCAAAACAAAAATGTGAGTATCTATCGGCGTGTGTAGATTACTTAGAAAAAACAATCAGACAAATATCAAATAGAACATTTACTATTAAAAATGCCATTGAATGGCGTAAGTTTACTAGTGGTGCGATTTAATGTTATACTATCTTAATCAAAATGCTGTAAGTGAATCTTTTTGTAAAAATATTATAAGTGATGGTGAAAACTTAAATATGA